CGTTTCGGAGGAGGAGGAAAAGCGCATTTTAGCCTCATTCGACCGCATTGGGGAGTTGAAGCGACACGATGACAGCATCCTCGCCAAACTGCTGTCCGAATGCACCGCAGACGGTGCGGACGTTCCTGCTGGATGGAACGAGGATGAGTTGGGCGACCTCCTGCTCAAGGTGGACCGTGCGGCGCAGAGGGATGTGTCCAAGTCTACCGAGAAGGAGTATGGTGAGAGCCAGCCTTCTCCGCGTGCGCCTGATGATGATGAGGGACCGACGCCGACGGGCGAACCATCGCACGTCAAGATGGTTCAACTCTTCCTCACGACCGAGACAGAGCCAGAGTTCCAGGCTGTGATTGCTAAACTCAAGGAGCAGTGGGGGACGGAGAACGTCACCGACACTGTGGTTAGAGCAATCAACGACTGTCTCACAGAGGAGGGACTGGCGTGACCGGGCGAGTTGAAGAGACCATCGTGGACAGTGCGGGCCACACCACACGATACGAATATGACCCGATCACGGCGGAGGCCAACGAGGTCGTTCTGCGAGGTCACGGCGCAGCGGACTACGGCAACCCGCACGTTGAGGCCGTGAAGATTGCTGCTCTGTGGCGGGCAGCATTCGGTTGGGACGTGAAACCCTGGCAGACCTCGCTGGCGATGATCCTTCTGAAGATTACACGGGAATGCCATCGCCAGAAGCGGGACAACCTTGTTGACATCGCTGGGTATGCCGAGGTCTGTGGTCGCGTTCGAGCAGCAGAAGACATCTTGGTTGCCACGATATTCGACGGTGTGGAAGATAGCGAATGACACACGTTCAGGCGATGGCCCGCTTTGGGCGTCAGCTTGTTGAGAGCGAGGATGTTGACCCCATCTATCCGGTGCTGCGTCACATCTATGCTCAACGCGGGCTGTCGGCTGAACGGAAGCATTGGCAGACGGCGCTATATGTGGCATATTACAATCTCCCGTCGGCGCTGGCCGCATTCCGTCGGTGGGAGAATGTAGGCACCCATCTGCCGAAGGATGCGGCCACCTACCCCTGCGCTGTCGAGCGGCGCGGCTTGCGTGGGGGCAAGGTGGTCGCCTACATCAATGAGATGGTGGACAAGATATTCCGCCCACTTGGCGGTGGAAAGTATTGGTCACAGAAGGGCTGGACCGATGATGAGCAGGAGAACTTCCGCCTATTCACCGCACAGGTAATGTCGCTGAATGGGAACGGGCGATGGGCCGCATTCAAGTGGGCGGAGTTGCTCAAGAAGGTTCACGGCTATCCTCTGGCTGCGCCTGATATGTGTTTGGAGCATTGTTCGGGACCGCGTGACGGGCTGCGTATGGTCTATGGCCTGCCGTCCTCCACGCCGACCGAGGAGTTGAATAAATATTCCCTCCGACTGTGGGAAGAACTCCAGGCCGAGGGTTTCGAGCCAGCGGATTGGGAGCAGCTTGAGACGGTCCTGTGTAATTATCACTCGTATGCTCACGGGAAGTATTATGTGGGGCACGATATAGACGAGATGCTTGAGGCGACGGAGGTGCGGTGGCTTTCTTCATACGACCGTGTGGCGATATTGGAAGCACGGGCCGCAACCATTCCGCACAAGTATCTCAAGGAGTTCAAACGATGAAGCAGTTGCTCTACTTGATCGGCCAACCCGGCGCAGGCAAAACCATTTTGCTTGCCAAAGCACTGGAGGGTTGCAAGAATGAAGCACACACGAAACCGTTCGGTATGCGCTTCTACCCGTATGCGGAGTTGGGGGAAGCGTGTGTGGAACTTGGCCTGTCTCGTCCTCCGTTCAGCGGAACTGATACGCTCTCTATGGGTGTGCAGCCGTTGGCTCTCAACTGGCTTGCAGAGACTAGCGTGCGCTATGTGATCGGTGAAGGGGACCGATTGAGCACTGAAGGTTTCTTTCTTGGCGCACGAGAACGCGGATGGAAGGTGACGGTTGCGTGGCTTTCCACACCCGATACCCTGGCGGCGGAACGGCGACGGGCACGCGGAACAGTTCAGAATGCGTGTTGGGTGAAAGGTCGTGTGTCGAAGGTTGAGAAACTTGTCCACAAGTTCGCCACACCGGAATGGTGCCTTGACGGGTGTTCCTCGGTTGACGAGTTGGCGATGCGACTGCGGAACCATCCTGTTGTCGCACGCATTCGCGAGGTATCACTGTGAGAACGATAGCGGCGATCAAGAGATACAGCGACGGTCGCGCAGCGAAGTTCGCAGGGCAACTCCTCACAGAGGACGCATACGACACGCTCATCACGGATGATTGTGATGTGACCAAGCCAGATGGATCATATCTCATTCGGTTCCGCAAGAATGTGTTTTCAACAGAGAACTGTATTGCGGCGGCGCGGAACCTCCGTGACGCGGCCAAGTTGAGTAAGAACCGAGGGACGGCTGCGGGCACACCAGAGCCAGCCGCCAACGAGGTTCGTGTGAGCAAGAACCGTGTAAAGCGTGTGCTGGAGGATGGCACACTGTCGAACACAGCAGAAGCGAAGTCGGTTCAGTCGGGTATCGTGGGCTATTTCAACGCCAACCCGCGCACACCGTATTGCCGACTAACAGCATTCAATTTGGAGCACCCAGAGCGGTTCGCCGCAGCGATGCCGCTGTTCAGGAGTGCTGATGCACACTTTCATTTGTTGATGCCAGATCGGTGGGAGGCGCAGCGGCGCTACATTGAGCGAACCTCGCCTGACTTCGTGATACACGGGACGGTATTCACCACGATCACGGTGAACGCGAACTGGCAGACGGCGGTGCATCAGGACGCAGGCGACCTCAAGGCAGGGTTCGGCGTGATGACGGTTCTGCGGTCGGGCGTGTTCGATGGGTGTTATCTCTGCTTCCCGCAATACCGTGTGGCGGTTGATATGCGAACGCGCTGCATTTGTTTGGCCGACGTTCACGAATGGCACGGTAACACACCGTTTCGAGGAGTGGAAGGGGAGTTTGAGCGACTGTCGCTTGTGATGTATTACCGAGAAAAGATGGAACACTGCGGATCAGCCGCAGAGGAACTTGAGAAAGCCAAGGCACGGTAATGACACCCCGCGCATTTGACCAGGATAATTGGAATGAGATGATCCGGCTTGTGAGAGCAGGGATGCCCATTAGGCACGCCTGCGCTTACACACGGATCAGCCTTCAGTCCTACTATAACTGGATCAAAGGCAGCGACGTTCTCAAAGCCGATGCCGAAGCAGCCGAAGCATTCTGTCAAGCCGCAATTGTCATTCCTATGTTCGACCGCGCACGGAAGGGAAACCAGCGTGCGGCAGAGTTCATCCTTCGGAACCGCTGGCCCCAGGATTGGGGCACTCGCGAAACCGTGGCCGAGGAGGTTCCTGAAGAGAAGGACACGAATTGGGTTAAAGACAAGATTGAGGCCATAGCAGCACGGTTGGCAGAAGCGGAACAGGAAGATGAGGTATAGCGCAGAGTGGGTTGCGCGTCAGCCTGTCGCGGTTCGTGAGGAGTTCTACAGGTCCATTGATCCAGAGCAGCTTGAATACAACTGGAACTTCTGGGCCAGGGACAATCAGTTGTATCCTCACGGACCTGGGTTGTATGCGATATGGCTCATTCTCGCGGGCCGAGGGTTCGGAAAGACACGCAGTGGCGCGGAGCAGATCAGGAAGGATGTGCGGAAGTATCGGCGCTGTAACCTGATTGCGGCCACAGCCGATGATGCGCGAGACATTATGGTGGAAGGGGAGAGCGGCATTTTGGCCGTGTGCCCCAAACGTGAGCGACCGCGTTACATCAAAGGCGACCGCAAGCTGATATGGCCGACGGGCGCAACGTCACTTATCTTCACAGCGGACGAACCCGACCGATTGCGAGGAAAGCAGCACGAACGGCTGTGGGCCGACGAGTTGGCTGCGTGGCGATATGCAGAAGCGTGGGATCAGGCGTTGCTCGGTCTGCGATTGGGCACCGATCCATTCGCCTATGTGACAACCACTCCGCGACCGACGCCGATCATCAAGGGATTGGTTGAGGATGAAACCTGCTTTGTCACATACGGAACCACGTATGAGAACCGTGAGAACCTAGCAAAGACGTTCTACAGCAAGATCATCAAGAAGTATGAGGGCACGCGCCTTGGACGCCAGGAGTTGCTTGCCCACATTCTTTCGGACAACCCGGATGCTCTGTGGCAGAGGGAGATGATCGAAACGGCGCGGCTGAAGGCGATCAGCCTGCGCGACGGAGAACAGATCAGTGCCGCACTATGGGACCGCTTGAACCTCAAGCGGACCATCGTTGCGATTGACCCACAGGTGTCTCTCGGCGGCGCAGAGACGGGTATTATGGTGTGCGGAGTTGGGCACAACAATCACGGATACTTGCTCCACGATGCGACGATCAGCGGCACACCAAACGAGTGGGGCACAGCGGCGGTTGAAGCCTACAAGGATTACAAGTGCGACCGCATTGTGGCTGAAACGAACCAGGGCGGGAAGATGGTGGAGCACGTTATTCGCTCGATTATGCCGAACGCTCCATACACAGGCGTCCACGCTTCCCAGGGAAAGAAGACACGGGCTGAACCTGTTGCCGCGTTGTATGAGCAGGGACGTGTCCATCATCTCGGAATGTTTGCCCGACTTGAGGATCAGATGTGCGAATGGACGCCAGATGCTCCTTCGCCTGACCGTATGGATAGTCTTGTGTGGGGCTTCACGTTCTTGATGCTCGGTGAGCACAAGTCCAGAAAGGGTGTGGGCGTCTAATGGCCTTTGATCCGAACGCTGCAATGCCCTATGCGCTGAAGATGCTGCGACGGCGCTGTGGGTATGAGACGTATGAGCGGTATTACAACGGCATTCAGCGCCTTGCGTATGCCACAGAGAAATGGCGCAGCATCTTCGGGCGCATCTTCGCCAAGTTCGCAGACAACGTGTGTCGCAGCGTTGTTGATGCGGTCGCCGACCGACTGGAGATCATCGGTTTCGACGTGAAGGGACCTGCTGACGACGAGAGTGCGGAGAACGAGACGTATGAGGCACAAGTCCAAGAGGTGTGGGAAGATAACCGAATGGACTTCAACGCAGGTCGTGTTCACTTGATGGCCCTGCGCGACGGCGATGCTTATGTGCTCGTGTGGCCTGACGTGGAGACGGGTAAACCGATTATTTCCCCACAGCCGGCATCCATCTGGCGCGTTCGGTATGATCCTGAAATCCCAGGGAAGATGCTGTGGGCTGTGAAGTCTTGGATCACAGAGGACAAGAAGTGCCGCCTGAACATCTACACAGCAGATGCCATCTACAAGTTCATCACACCGCGAAAGGCCGAAACCGT